ACCCTCCTACATTTTTAGTAGAAGATATATAAGTAGTGCCATTAAGTACAGACACTTTTACCGGATTTGGGTCTAAAATAATATTTTCTTCTTTATATGGTAATGGTGCATTACTACCAGTTAGTTTCATACTAGCAACTCCAGCAGAATCAATAGCTAGTTTTTGTGCTGGATTAGTTCCATCGGTAAGAACCACCGCCCCGGCCAGGGTAGTATCACCATCAATCGTTACTCCACCAGTCACGTTTACCGGGAGAGTTCCTGTGCCATTGCCCTGTAGTTGTTTAAGTAAACCTTTCAGTAATGCAATCTCACTTGCACTCAGTGTTGGATCTGTTACTGCCGCATCCGAGGCGGTCCCTATTAGTGCGGCCAATACATCCTGTTTGGCTGTAGTGGCAAAATCTTTGCCTACTAGGTTGGACAGTAGTACCCGTGCCGCCTCCAGTGTTGCCTGAGTAGCAAAATCTTTAGCAATCAATGTGTCCTGTTTGGCCGATGTTGAGGGATCTGCGATAAGTTTGCCCAAAATAGATGTCAATGTGGTCTGTGTGGCAAAATCCTTAGCATTAACTGAAGTCAATAAGGTGACTAAATCTGCTAATGTTTTTGCAGCCTCACCTGCACCTGTAATAGCATCCCGCAAGGCCGACAGGCTGATGTTAAGATTGTCGGAACTTACTTTCCCTAACTCCCTGGCAGCTCTGTCGGTAACATCGACGATACCAGGCTGTTCGGTAGTCAGTAACGGGCCTCCGTTGGCGTCCCATAAAAGTACTCTAGGAGCTCCGTGAGCACCTTTGATTGTTTCGTATTGCTCAGTATCATGGTCCCAATACTGTCCTGGAACAATTTCTGGTAGTTGACCCGGTTTTGGTTGAGTTTCTCTTATTAATGTATCGCTCATATTGTTTTACCTCAACTTTACAGCAGTTAAAGTTACTGTTGTTACAGCAGAAAAGTCTACATGCACCGTACCGTCAGCTTGGTTAAACAATAACGGCGAAATAGGACCTATCATTTTCTCACTTGTAGCACCCACAGTAACTACAATATCACCCGTTCTACCCCAAGGATCTGGTACACTAACAAGGGTTACAGTGATGGCTTCAGCAGCACCGTTTTTAACGTGTAGAAAAGTTTCACCATTATTTGCTACGCTATGCCCAAGGGCATTGGCGGCACTATATAAAGGAAGCAGCCCAGTGGATGCACAAAATTGTACGGCTAACGAAGTTCTCGCCATTTGTTTAATACCTCCTCATTAGCTAGTAGCTTCAGCTGTTTCGTAAGTAAGTTTTCCAAGGCGCTTACCTGCAACCTTGGTCATATCATTCAGCGCTCTAAAGGTCATTGCAATCATTGTTTGACCCTTCTTAGTGAATTTCTTTTCCAGTGAAGGAACTGCCACAACCTTGTAAAGCTCTACAATAATGTTTAAAGCCGGGTTATGCCTGCGCGGTACGGTATATTTTAACGTCCTACTTGTAACTGTGCCACTACTACCAAACTCCAGTTCATCCTTACCCTTAACGCCTGAAGCTGCGGCTGTGGTAGAAATTGTACCATGACCCATAGCCATTTTAACTTTTGCAGCCTCAATTTCCTTGCAAGTCAACGAAAAAGTACATTCTTCGCCAGTGATGAAAGCTTCAACTGAGCCAATAGCTTCATCAATCTCAATAAATTCAAGACTCTGGGAAAATGCTAAAGTACCACCTTCTTCAGTGGCTTCGACTGTGAGTGCGGTTGCCAATCCTTCGTCTAAGGATAGAACTCCTGCACCAACATGAATTAAATTTGTATTTACAGCCATTCCTAATTACCTCCTTCTACAGTATCTACGCTAAACTGCAACCGGCAGGCCCGGAGAAAACCCGATTCAATAGCCAAAACAGAACTAATAAACCCATCACTCACCTTCGGATCGTGGCCGTAACCCTGCCAGTTCATTTCCTTTTCAAGTATCTCTTGCCCAGCTGCAGCCATCCGCTTGATCTGTATTTCAAGTTCGTCCTGGTCGTGATTGGCCTGGTAAAATTCGATGTTTAGATAGTGCCGCCAGGTGTATTCTTCAAGTTTTGAAAAGCGCAAATAGCTAATCTTACAGGCCGGATAATTGACCATCATGTTTTCGTCTATTTCCCTGCTAAAATACTCAACAGGAGTAGATGTGACAATCCCCTTGCCGTTCTCTGCGTCTATCTCTGTCAGCTTTGCTTCGATATTATTAACGATAATCGACTTGCAAACATCAGTTATTTTCTCTGCGTTAGGCATTTTCTCACCTCGGCGGGCTTAATTCTGATTGACTTTGCCATGGTAAAACTTCTTCCCAAAGCCAGTCATGCATTATGCTTACCCATTCGTTTTTCTGCTGTGCGGTTAGTTCAACCGGAGGACGGGCGGGCATTTTTCTGGTTCCTTTTTGGTGTAATAGTCCAAGGTTCCACCTGCCGTTAGGTGTTCTTATCTTCGTACCCATAGCAACACCTGTATCTGTTGGCTCGTATATATGGTCCTGGTCGCTTGATTGGGTTAAACTTGCCCTTAGTGCTCCGGTTAAGACTAAGATAGGCTGTCCAGGGTAGCGACTCTCTTTCCACAGCTCATACTTTGGGCTTAGCGGCTTCCATTTAGCCTTGCCGCCAAAAGCACCCTCCATCGCGAATGTGCCATGCTCACCTTGCAGGAAATTTTGGTGTATTAGATCCCAGGCAGGGCGCATATTCGACAGGTCTTCGCTCACCCGGTCCAGCATTCGGGAGAGCATAACATCACCACTGATCAGTATTCATTTTCCAGATAGCCTCTGATTCAGACATAGCAGAATAAGGAGTATTCACCGAACCGGCTTTTGCCGCCGCACCAAATTTCATTTCTTTTGCAATTACCATGTTTAGGACTTTTTCAGACTGGCTTTCCCATTCCTTGGCTTTATTGCTTTCTCCCTGCTGGGCTGCGTAAATAATTCTCCAGCATTTTGCGGCAGTTAATTGGGCAGCGACCGGGAGAAGAATTGCTTTAGCTTCTACGTCAACCACCGGTACCGTGTAGGTATTAGCAAGGCGGCTGTCAATGTAGCGGTCGGTATCGGCAATATATTTTGTTGCGTCTGAGACGGTTATTTTTGACGTTGCGGTAAAGGTAAAGTTTAGCTGTTTAAGCAGGGCCTCAACGTCTGACTGAACATGATATGCCATGACTGATCACCTACTTATCTTTCTTGGGATCTTTTTTCTGCTCCGGTATTTCATTAATAAGCAGCATCCTCTTTTCACCCATAATCAGTTTTACTTGCTGCTCTGTTAACTGTTCGGTATCAATCTCCCTACCGTCAGCAGGAAAGTGAATACCGCCTCTCCAAAATCCCTGCGGTTGAAGTGCCCTAACAAGATACTTAGGCATAGTCAAATCTCCTTTCTAAACTACAAAGGCCCGGATAATCCGGAACCTTTGCGTTAAGTTAAAACTAAGCTCCTGCTACCTCTGAGCCAACAGCCAGCTGATACATACCAAGTCCGACATTGTAACGACCGTCAACGCCATACAGGAACTTCTTTTTCATGAAAGCGTTATAGTCATCCGGCTTGTCTAATGCTATGAACTCCGGCTTTTTACGCATTTGCAAAAGTACAGGTTTAAGTGGTCGCTTGGTGCAGGCAATAAACCAATTGTTTGTGTCAGTTAAGTGCGGTGTCACTACTAAATTTTCAAGGATGCCCTTCATAATGTTGGTGGCTCCTGCGTCATTACGCTCAGCAAATAAAAGTTTCCTGCCCTCAATCTCCTTTTCAGGCGGCACATACAAAGTGTCGAACTCGATGTTCAGCGCCCTACCTGTATATCCCTTAAGTCTGCGTCCCACAGCAAGAGCAGTAGAAAGACCAGTAGCATCAAGCGCTAGGTTTATTTTATTGCTCTGTACGGAACCATCAGCCAGCGGATGATCGGTGTCAAAGAAGTATTGCCCGTCATAGCAAGTAGTGGCGAAGCCAGCTGCCAACAGCGCAAATACAAGTTCGTCAGGGTGCATCTTTGCAGCCATGGCTAGATCCTGGATTCTCGGCTTAATCTGGTTCAGCTTATTGTCCTCCATGGTGTTACGGTCAACGCTGATGGTGTCTTCCCAGTCTTTGTTTTTAATGCTGAAGGCGAATTGCTTTAGTGCTTCCAGGGTTCTTTCATCTACCCATTCTTTCATCCCCGGAACTTCAGCCATCCAGGAATAATCTTCGGTTTCAGTGTCAGATGAGACTTCCATGGCAATGGTATTCCACTTAGGATTAGTTGCCTCAAAGGTTTCACCGTAAATAGCTCGCAAACCAGAATAGGTGGCAGCTAAAAAATCCGATGTTACTACAGCCATAATTCTTTTTCCTCCTTAGCTAGCTTGTTAGCTAGTTTTCAGTTTACTGGTAACTTCCAGCCAAGCGGCATAGATATATAGTTCATCAGTCGCCATCTGCCCGGCAGTAGGGGTTAAAATCAATGTCAAGCTAGACGGTGCTGCGGGCACATCACCATGCGCAATAGTACAGGTGTATTCGCTCAGGGTTGCCCCCTCGGTAACTTCCGGGTCTGTACCAGCACAATCAGTATCCCCAGCGCCAAAGTAAGCCTCATGGACGATTACAGGGGTGTCGCTTGCCCCTGTCATCCTAGCCAGCAAATGAACTTCTACAGCAGCAGCATCGTCAATGCCAGGGTCTACAAAAGGCACCGTAACGGCAATTGGGGTTTGAGTAGCGTTTCCGTCCCAGGTTAAAACAACTTCTTTGTTTGCAAGCTGTTGGAATCCAGGAGTTGCCCCACCTGTAGCATATTTTGTTAATACAGTACCATCTTCAAGGGTAAAAGAATTCAACGGAATAGGAATAACCTTTTGAGCTGAAATAAGGTCTTGATAAATCTCCTGCAGCGCACCTTCAGAGTCAGTTTCCTCAGTAAACCCTCCCTCGTCCGCGATAGATATGGAGCCTGCGGCATGAGCACCGGAAGTATCTGCAATATGTGTCGCCACATCAGTCTGCAGCAGTGCCGGGTAGATATCCACCCATACTGAAGTGGTAGATTCAAAAGCGGAAATAACACCACAATAAATAGCATTTGATACACCAGCAGCCAAAGCAACTGTATTATCATCGGCCAAAAATACAGCATCCCCGATGTTGGCAATAGTAGCAGCAGCAATGGCAAACAGGAATAACCCTTTGCGCTCTACCCGGCATTTTAAAGTCCCATTGCCGGCAACTGATTCGTAAGCCACACCGGCAAAAATCAAACCTGCAGTGTCTGCTCCGGGAATAAGGTACCCATCAGCGCCAACACATACAGCAGCACCCTTATATATATTGTTAGCGTTCTTAACGGTCAGCGCTAACAGGTCGCCCTCTTTTTTCTTTCTATTTGTGCCTGTAGTTAATGCTCCCATTATTCTTTACCTCCCTGGGCTTTCATCCATTCAGGAGTGCCCTTTAGCATTTGGTCTTCGCTGAGTCCCAGCATTTTGGCAACCTCAATCTGAGATTCAGACAGCTTTGAGGTACCTTCTCCACCTGCTCCACCGGCATTAGAGTGTCCTTTTTCGCCCGGGATAATCTTGGGCAAATCCTCAATAATAGCCCCGATACTTTCAGGGTTAGCCATAAACAGCGGTTTAAATTTCTCAGACAAAGCTACGGTCATCCTGCCCTCACTAAACGCCTTCTGACTAATACTTTCCCACCTTACCGCTTTGGCTGCTTCGGCCAGTAATATATTAGTCTCAGACAGTTGCTTAATCTGCACCTGAGCAGCGTCAAGGCTTTCTTTCATAACCTTAACTGTCTCTGATAGCTGTACAACATCGGCGTTGTTAGTCCCTGCAGGTGCTTGACTTGCTTTTACGGCAGCAATTGCCGCCAATACTTCTGCCTCTGTTGCGTTTTCGCTCAGACCCAGGGCTTTGTAGTGTTCTGCTAAAAGTTTCACGTCTGTACCTCCTTGATTGTTTTTCCGGTTGCCACCGGGTTGGGTTTTCAAAACAAAACCGAGGGTCTCCATAACTCCCTCGGATAGTAAAATTGGGTCCATGTTTTTTATAAATGGCCGGTTGGTTAAAGCACCACCGAAAAGAACATATTTATACGTCTTGCCGCTTTCAGGGTCTTTCCAGTTTTCAAGAAATTCGGGACTAAAATAACGATACACGCCATCTCTAATAAGCTGCTCACCTTGGTAAGTCCACTGTATTTCGGCCATCATACTATAGCCGTCGCCATCATCACGAGGTATCTTCCAGAGCTTTTTAAACCAACCCATAGCCCCTTCTTCTGGCTTATGTTCTTGGTCTACGGCTATATCAATACCCCTGACATTAGCGAAAAAATTAGCAACAAACCCGTCTATGCTTGTTTCTGTTATTGAAAGCGGCCCATATAAAGGGTGCTCCCACTGGCCGGTTCTAATAATCTCAACAATAGAAGTAGAAGAGTATTGCATCCCGGACGGTGCAGGCATCAACATGGCCTCGCCCAAAGCTATTAGTCCATGAAACTTACCCATCATCTCACTCGCCTTTACTGTAACTGTGTATCCTGCACCCTCTACGGCTGTCCAAGCGCTTTCTTCGCATTTCACCCTGTCTTTACCCTCGACAAGTGAATTAAACGCCTGCATCCATACTTCCTGAGCTTCTACCGGGAGTAATCCCTTTACTTCTTCCGGCAATTCGACAAGGTTAGTGTAGGCTGAAAATTCCTCAATAATAGGTTCCTCAGTTTGCCCAGCCTTCGGA